TTGGATTATACAAAGGTCATTATACTTATCCTATGGTGGCGCAATTTTCAACTGGAATATTGGCGCACTTTTCAATTAGTATCTACATATTCCGCTGACCAGAAATGGACCAGCGCATCTGTCGATACCACATACGTAAGAGCGGACACCGTTTCCATGAACTCTCCGCTTCCCATCAAGAAGCGTGATTCACTGGCCCATGCCAGCGGCACACTGCCCAAACAGGGTATCTCCCGTGTAATGGAAGAATCCGACATCAATACCATCAACATCATGAAGGCCCAGGGTGCAAAATGGACACAAATAGCATCCAAACTGACGGAAGACCCTTTGTTCTGCTCCATCGGGCTGGACGAATCCAATGAGGCGAATTTTCTGACAGCCTTATGCGAGGGGGTTGTAGCGGTTGAGGATCTGACCAATGTCGGAACAGCACTGCGTGTCAATTTCGGTTACCTGCCGAAAAACGGATTTGGTGTGACCACTCCCGGCGAGATAACCTTGGATGACATAGAACGTGTGCTCGCCGCAGCTGACGGAGACGGCAATTCCATATCAGTCATCTGTATCGCCCTGTCAACCTACAAAAAACTGCGCCAGACACAAGGAGCCAAAGAACTCGCCGCCACATACAGAGGGCAGATTTTCGACAGTGATACCTCGCTGCCCACTCCTACCTCATCATTGTTTGACGAGGCTTTCGCCGACCAATATAACGGTGTCAGATTCCTGAAGATTGACCGTTCGATCATTTATGAGAAAAACGGTGTACGCAAGGCTTACAAACCGTGGAACGCAAACCGCTTGGTTTATCTGACTACCGAAAATGTCGGCAGTTTGGTCTGGGGGACATTAGCAGAAAAGACAAGCCCGGTGGAAGGAGTGGTTTATACCACAGTTGATGAGATGAAACTTATCAGCCGTTTCAGAACCGCTAACCCTTTGGTGGAAACTACCGCTGGACAGATGCTTGCGCTTACCGTGATTGAAGGAGTAGACCAGATTTATTATCAGGATATCACCGATGCACAAACTGTTGACGCAGAAAAGGAGGCCCAAGATTCAACAGATGTGAAAGTCACCATCTGGGGAGATACCTACAAAAAAACGGAGTTCGTTCAGGAGCTTAACAAGATAACTGGTGGCAAGCTGACTGCGAAATCTGCCGATGAAAAGATCATCGCCCGTGTCAACGAACTGAACGATGAAGATGAAGCCACTTTAAAAGCCACAGTAGAATCACACAAATCTGAATAATGTATGAAAACGGTCCTGCAAGCATTGAAAGATGAAGTCCACTACAAATTAAGTAGTGGCTTCTTTGAAAACCGTTTGCTTGAAAGAAGTCTGGACGGAAATGAAATATGCACCATCGACATTCTTAAAAGCAAACCGTTCAAAGGTGCTGTGGCCGACTGTCTCATGAGCCTGATTCAGATGCCCAACTTTACAGAAGGAGATGTTTCCTTAAGTCTATCTGACAAGGATAATATACTGACGTTAGCCAACGGCATCTATAATTCAATAGGCGAAACAGAAAAAAACATTGGTGAACCGATAGTCTATATAGGAAAATAATCATGATACTTGATGATAGACCACATAAGCTGCAATATCTTATTACCGCTCCCGGTTACGAAGACAAGAACGGCGATTACCACCAGGGTGAAAGCCGATGGGAAGGTGATATCCCATGCCGGAATGTTCCGGCCGGAAAAGCTGAACAAAAGCAATTTGAGGACGGAGCAGTCCGTACCTATTCAGCCACGATACGTCTTGATGCTGAATGCCGGGAATTTACTGTTGGAGATCGTGTGAAGTTATTCCTGTCAGGAGATATCGTTAGAGAATGTGAGGTCAAAGGGTTTCATCGTTATCAACTATATGCGAAACTATGGGTATAAAAATGACGACACCTGCAAGTCGGATAGACACCCTTATCAATAAGGAAAAAGAACGTGTTGAAGTGTTAACTGTCCGCGCCCTCTCCTACCTTGGAGAATTGTGTGTGATCGAAGCAAGGAACAGACCGCAGGAGATAAGCTGGTATGACCGGTCAGGAAACTTGCGCAGTTCGATTGGCTATGCCATCATCCACAACGGAAAAATACTTGAATACTCAGATTTCACACAAGTACGACAAGGTAATGAGGGAGTCAGGAAAGGCAAAGCACTTATTGAGGAATTGTCTAAAAAATTCGCGAATGGCTACGCACTTGTTGTAGTAGCCGGAATGAACTATGCTGAATTTGTGGAAGCAATGGAAAATAAGAATGTACTTGCATCCGCCGAACTGTTTGCAAGAAAGGAACTACCGGGAATGATGAGTAAACTGAAAAAGCAACTTGCATCATGATGAAGTCTGATATTGAAATCAAAGATGATATTTACAAACACATCAAAGGTTCCCTTTTGGAAAAAGTCGTGAACGGAAAACTTTGCAAGGCATCAAAAAGACCATCCAACTCTGACAGGGAGGATATAGTCATATCAATCCTTGAAAATGGAAGCGGACAGATACAGGAAGCTTTCGTGAATGTGAACATTTATGTAAAGGACAATATCCGTAATGGCGAGGCGGAAATGAATGATGCACGCTGTAGAGAACTTTGCAAAGTCGCTATCCAAGTATTGGAAACAGGGCATGGAGAAAGCTACCGCTTCACGCTGAATAAACAAAGGGTGCTTGAAGTGAACGGAAAGAACGAGCACTTCATTAACAATAAACTATTATATTCATTCAATAACGAATAAGATCATGGAATTATCTTGGGGAAAATGTACTATCAAAATTGGAAAGCTGCAAAGCAGCGGAGAAGCTCCTTCATCTTGGATTGATATACCGACACCTGTCGAGAACTCTACAAAATTGACACCTACAAAAGGTGCGAAGAAAGAGGCCAAGATTGAAGGTGGAGAAAACGAGGCTGTCAAGTATGCGGCAAACACCTATACGTTTGAGTTTGAAATCCGGGCTGGCAAAGGCCGTAGAAAACCGGTGGAAGATACAGATGGTGTGATTACAGGTGAATACGCTGTCAAGCTCCAGCCTGAAGACAAAACTGTTGAAGGTATCATAATCGACAGAAGCGTGTTGTCCTTGGAGGATACATACGACACAGATAATGGCACCAAGTGGAAATATACCGCTGACGTATTGAAACCTAAGACCGGCAATCAGGTAAAATTCGAAGTCGTAAATTTTAATGGTGCCGGCAGCCTTCGAGTGATCATCACAGATGATGGCGGAGCCGGCATGTGGAAATTATCTACAGAAACGGACTGGCATCATAGCGGTACTTCAATTACCACAAAAGCCGGTCTTGTGACAATCATATATAAAGATATCGAAGGAAAAACACTGCCTACACAGACATCCGCTACTGTTAAAGATGGGGAAACAGTTGAAGTAAACGCGGTGTACACTTCTGCCGGATGATAATTTTCCATTCAGAGAACAGGCAAACGGAAAGACGTCCTTTACAGGTTGGAGGATAAACCTGCATCAAATTTATGATTTATGAATGACAAAGAGCGAAATATTGAGATGGATGTGGCCGACGCCATCATGGAAAGACCTGCCGGCTTTACCGTTGGCAAGCGGTCTTTCTTTATCCATCCCGTCACACTCGGCAAAATGTATCTTTTGGCCAGATTATTTGATTCCCTCGAAATAAGCAAACAGGTTGTTTCCACCAATCCTTATATGGAAGCCATAAGGATCTGCAAAACGAAACGTGATATTGTCTGCCGCATACTCTCCTACTCCACGTTCAACCGGAAGAACGATTTGTTCGACAATAGCAAGGTGGATAAGCGTACAAAATTGTTTTCCCGAACACTCTCTGAGGAGGAACTTGCTACCATACTGGTTCTCATTCTTACAAGTGATAATATGGATACCTTCCTGCGGCATTTCGGAATAGACAAAGAAAATACGGAAAGAAAACGGATAGCCAAAGTAAAAAAGGACAATAGCAGTATCTCATTCGGAGGCAACAGCACCTACGGAACAATGATAGACTTTGCCTGCCAAAGATACGGATGGACTTTTGATTATGTGGTATGGGGCATCAGCTATATCAATCTAAGGATGTTAATGGCTGATGCCATCACGACTGTATATCTGTCCTCTGACGAAATGAAACAACTCGGAATATCTGGTTCAGAAGAAATAATCGATGCCGGGAATCCAAAGAACAGGGAACGTATCAAAGCCCTGCTTGAGGAATGAATCGGAAAAACAGAACAATATTTTCATAATCGGTCAAAAAAATTACGGGGTCTATAATTTTATAACAAGAAAAATAGAACAAATGTCATGTCAATGCACATGATACCCATCAAATCGAAAAGACTATGGCTGGATTGCATTTTGATATAACTGGGGATAACTCCAACTTTTTACGCAAGCTAGAGGAAGCACGCAACGGAGTACGCAACACATCAAGACAAATTGAAGAAAGCGGGCTGAGTATTGAGAAGATATTCGGAAGACTGACCACGGCCGCAGCCACTTTCGGAATCAGTCTTGGAGCGCAGCAGCTCATCAGTGACATAGCTCGTGTACGTGGCGAGTTCCAGCAGCTTGAAGTGGCATTCCAGACAATGCTTGGAAACAAGGGACAGGCGGACACACTAATGTCCCAACTGGTACGTACCGCCGCCATCACTCCATTTAACCTTCAGGATGTAGCCAATGGTGCGAAACAACTGTTAGCCTATGGTACGGAGGCTAAAGATGTGAATGATACGCTTGTCCGGCTTGGGGATATCGCGGCAGGACTATCCATCCCTTTGAACGATCTGGTCTGGCTGTATGGTACCACCATGACACAAGGAAGGCTCTTCACACAGGACCTACGTCAGTTTATGGGACGTGGAATTCCATTGGCCGATGAACTTGCCAAACAATTCGGAGTAACCAAAGACAAGGTAAGCGAACTTGTGACAGCAGGAAAAGTAGGATTCCCCGAAGTGCAGAAGGCCATTGAATCCATGACCAATGAAGGCTGCAAATTCGGCGGTCTGATGGAAGCACAATCCAAAACCATTACCGGACAAATAAGCAATATCGAAGATGCAATTGACACCATGTTCAATAAAATCGGAAAACAAAACGAGGGTGTCATCAACAAGACCTTGTCCGGCATGTCTTATCTGGTGGAGAACTATGAGAAGGTAGGTCGGTTATTGACCGGACTTGTTGCTACATACGGTTCATACAGGGTTGCAGTCATGGTCGTAACAGCCATTCAGTCGCTTCAAACCTCCGGCATAGCGGCCCTGACTGTAGCGGAACGTGCCCACTACGGATGGCTGGTCTTGCAGACAACAGCACAAAAAGCGTTGAACGCTGTCATGCTTACTAATCCGTATGTGTTATTGGCAACGGCAGTTGTAGGGCTTGGAGCTGCCATGTGGGCATTATCCGACAGCACAACATCTGCTGAACGTGCTTTGGACTCGTACAACAAGAAAATAGAAAAACTCGACACGGACGAAGAAGATCGGAAACGTACTTTGGAAGGTCTTGTTAGCACCATTAATAGCGAGGTGGAAGCCGAGACCACTAAACTTAAAGCCTTAAAAGACATTGAGAAACTATATCCTGTACTTTTTAAGAAGTATGTCGATGAGAAAGGTCATATACATGACTTGACTGGGTTTTGGAAGGCATATAATGAAGAGGTTTCAAAATCCAGAACACAGTCAAAACAGGCTATAGTCGAATCTTTGGAACAACAAATAAAAAGTGCAGAATGGGCTTATAATCTGGCAAGGAAAGAGAACAACCGTTCCGAAATGAAGGTTCAGGCACAGCGTATCGAAGACCTGAAGAATGAATTGGCAAACGCAAGAAAAGATGTCTTGTCAGAAATCAATACCCAATTGGAAGTTGAGAACAGACAGGAAACACAAGAAACTACATATCAAGAGGATTTGGCAAATGCTAAAGTCGAATGGGAGAAAGCGAAAAAAGGGTATGAGGCCTTAATCAAAGATCAGACGGCTACATCGAAACAGGTGAAAGAAGCCAAAGATAAGATGGAGGCATCCAAAAAGACATACAAAGAGCTGGGCGGAGTAACCGGAAGCGCACTGACCAGACAGGAAAATCTAGCAAAAAAGCAAAAAGAAAATCAGGAAAAGCTGGACGGGCAACTTCTTTCACTTCACCGTCAGAACCAACAGGATGAAATCAACCTGATGAGAGAAGGCACGGAAAAGAAGTTGAAACAGATTGACCTTGATTATCAGAAACAGATTGATGCGATAAGAAAACAGGAGGAAGAATGGAGCAAAGCCGGTAACGGTAAGCTGACCGACAAGCAGGCACAGAAAATTTCAGAAGCTTATACCAATGCCGAAAGTATGAGAGATAAAGATATTTCCGATGTAACTGAAGGACAGCTGAAAGCCGAACAACAGGCTTTGAACGACTACTTGAAAGAATATGGCACGTTCCAGCAGCAGAAATTGGCTATCGCCCAAGAGTATGCGGAAAAAATAAGGAAAGCACAGGAAGAAAACGGTGTTAATAGTGCACAAGTAAAGTTACTGGAGAAACAACGTGATGTTGCCATACAGAACAAGGAAACAGAAGCCATAAAAGCCAATATAGATTGGGTTACTGTGTTCGGTGAGTTTGGTTCCATGTTTTCCGACATGATAAAGCCTGCCTTGGACGAAGCAAAAAAATATGTACGGACTGACAAGTTCAAGAACTCCGATCAGGCAAGCCAGAAATCATTGATTGACGCCATCAGCCAGATGGAAAAGTCTTTGGGTGGTACAAGTGGAGTCAACTTCAAGAAACTTGGAGAGGATGTAAAAGCCTATCAGACAGCTGAGCAAAACCGCATCTATGCCGTAGAAACCGAAACGGACGCCTTAGAGAAACTTCAAAAGGCGCAAGAGGACTACGCCAAGGCACAAAAGGACGGAACAGAAAGCGAGAAACAAGCCGCTACAAACGCTCTTGAAACAGCGCAGCAGAATGCAGACATTGCGTCCGCCAACGTAAAGACACAGACAGACATCGCCAATCAAGCCCAACAAAATGTATCCGATACCGCAACCAAACTGAAAGCGAGCATGGAAAATATATTGGGAGGATTGCAACAACTTTCTTCGGGCGGACTATATGACGCATACAGTGGAATCATCAAGACGGTGAACGGATTCAAAGACGTGATAGGCAAGACGTCAGAATCTCTTAAGGAGGTCCCCATTGTCGGATGGATTCTGTCCATCATTGACGTACTCAAAGACGGATTGAGCAATCTTGTGGGTGGTTTGCTTGACGCTGTCCTGAATGCAGTCAGCGGAATTATCGGTGATGTCTTGTCAGGTGATTTATTCGTAACAATTGGAGAATCTCTGAAAAACGGGATAGGCAATATCCTCAATGCGATTTCTTTCGGCGGTTTTAATTCTTTGTTTGGTATTGGTGGTAATAAAAAAGAAGTCGAGGAAGCTATTAATAGGCTTACCGATCGAAATGAAACACTACAAACCGCTATTGAGGATTTGACAGATGTAATGGAAGCCAGCAAGGGAACAAAGTCCGTTTCCGCGTATGCTGATGCGAAGAAACTGCAAAAAGAGACGGAAGAAAACTATAAAAAAATTGCACAGGAACAGGCTAGATACTCCAATTCCCATCATAGCTGGAACTACTATTGGGGAGGATTCAACCAAGAGGAAATCTCTCGTCTTAGCCAGCAGATAGGCAGAAACTGGAACGGTGATATATGGTCCCTTTCTCCTGAAGAGATGAAAGTGCTCCGCAGTAATGTTGATATGTGGGAGAAGATTCAGAATACTGGCAAGGGTGGTTATGGTGAGCGTTTGACTGACAAGTTGAATGATTATGTTGAGCAAGCTGGTAAGCTGGAAGAACTTACAGACAAACTCTATGAAGGTCTTACTGGTATCACTTTCGATGGAATGTTTGACAGCTTTGTGAACAATCTTATGGATATGAAGTATGAAGCTAAGGATGCAGCGGAAGATATAGCAGAGTATTTCATGCGTGCCATGCTGAGTAATAAAATCGGTGAAATGTACAGCGAGAAACTCGAAGAGTGGTGGAAGAAGTTCGGTGCCGCCATGGAGGATAACAATCTGACCGAAGTAGAGAGAGAAGCCTTGCAGGATGAATATATGAAATATGTGGAGGAAGCCATGAAGCTCCGTGACGAGCTTGCCGCAGCAACCGGATATGACAAGATTTCACAGGAGTCCTATTCCCAATCTTCTTCATCAAGAGGGTTCGGCACTGAAATGACACATGAAGATGTAGGAGAACTAAGCGGTAGGTTTACAGCATTGCATATTGCAGGAGAAGAGATAAAGAATCAGAATATCATTCAATCTCAATCACTTAATCTACTGACAGTAAAAGCAGATGCTCTACTTTCCATAAATACGGAAACAAGAAATATTGCTGATGATACGCGGGATTTGATAGCGCAATCCTATCTTGAATTGGTACAGATTTCAGAAAATACAGGGGCAATCGTCAAACCTATTCAACAGATACAAAGAGATATAGCAGAAGTTAAAAAGAATACAGCAAAATTATAGTCTATGAATGAATTATTAATTAATGACGAAAACGCTTACACGACATGGGGTGTGAGAATGGGAGAGGGGGTTCTTGATGCTATTGGGGCATCCGCTCCCATGAAGGATTTTATTGAGAACAAAAGCAGACTTGAACATGGGAAGCGGGTAATAATCAATAATCCGAAAGTCGATGAGAGGGAAATAACACTTTCTTTTACAATTGAAGGAAATTCCCAATCTGATTATCAAGCAAAGAAAAAAGCTTTCTTCGATGAACTTTATAAGGGCAAGGTTGATATTCAAGTCTCGGCTAATAGTAGCGAGATTTATCATCTGGTTTATCTCGGTAAAAGTATCACTTACGCACAGAGTTTAGACCGAACTTTCGGAAAAATTTCAGCCAAGTTCAATGAGCCGAATCCGGCCAACAGAACTTAATTCACGACATTGGTTTTATTGTCGTGTATGTGAGTGCTCAAAATTGGGTACTCTTTTTTTTATCTCCGAACTTTGAAGACATGAAACAAATCGACATCAAAGACATATCCGGTGCTATCCAGCTTACAACTCTGATCAATGAAGGCTGCAAGCGTAAGTTCACTCTGATGAAGGAGGACTACATCATGTTAAAGTTCTCCTTAGAGAATCCCATATATTTCAAACTTGGCTCATACGTGGAGTGTGACTTCGGACTGTTCGAAGTGTGCGATTTGCAGAAGCCCGCATTCAACACCAATACCGCCGGCTACGACTATGAGCTTCAGCTTGATGCCTATTATTGGAAATGGAAAAACAAAATCTTCAAATATACCCCGGAGACGGCCGGACAGGAGGCGTCCTGGAACCTGACTGCCCCGCTTGACGTACAAGTCGGTATAGTCCTGAGAAATTTAAAGGCTCTTGGTTACACATACAAAGGACAGGATTTTGTTTTCTCCATTGACAGTACGGTAGAGAACAAATCACAACTGATGTCTTATGAGAACATCAACATTTTGGATGCCTGTTTCTCCATGGCGAAAAAATGGGATTGCGAGTGCTGGATAACCGGGAATATAATCCATTTCGGGTGTTGTGAGTTTGGCGACGCGGTGGACTTCGAGATCGAGAAAAACGTGCAGGAAATGCCACGATCTGAATCCCGGTCCACCTATGCGACAAGAATCTACGCTTTTGGTTCCACCCGTAACATACCGGCAGACTACCGCCCCATTGACGAGACCGTGGTTGTGAACGGTGTGGTGCAGCGCAGGCTGATGCTTCCCGAAGGCACTCCTTACATTGACGCTTATCCTGATATGACTACCGAGGAAGCCGTCGAGCAGGTGGTTATCTTCGATGAAGTCTATCCCCGAAGAACGGGCACCATGTCGGATGTTACTACCATCGAGGTGACGGACAAGGTGGAGAATGAGGACGGCACAACCACTGAGGAAAAATGGAATGCCTACCGTTTCAGGGATACAGGTGTTAACTTTTCCGAGAAATATATCCTCCCCGGTCAGGAGCTGAGGATACGTTTCGCGTCCGGGCTTCTCAACGGTCTGGAGTTCGCCGTGAAGTTCAATCCTGAGGGAAAGCCGGAGAAGCTGGAGGATGGCGGATGGAACCCTGAGGCACAGCTTTGGGAGATAGTCAGGAATGAGGACTACGGCAGACCACTTCCCGGCGATGTGCTCTTTCCCCAGGATGGAGATGAATATGTACTATCCGGCTGGGACAGCACGAAAATAACCGAACTGGGGCTTGTGGGTGCTGCAGAACAGGAACTGAAGGTCAAGACGGAAAAATACGCTTCCAAATCAAAGGTTGACCCGAGTACTTACGACTGCACGATGATGTCCGGTGACGCATACCGCGAGGACGGCATTCATAACCTCTACAGCATTGGTCAAAAGGTTAATCTTATTAACAAAGCCTATTTCGATAACGGAAGGCAGTCAAGGATTATCGGTTTTGAATTTAACTTGGATTTCCCGTTTGACTCACCTGTCTATACTGTTGGGGAAACCGCCTCCTATTCTCGTATCGGCGAGCTGGAGGAGAAGGTTGAGAGCCTTACCCTGAAAGGACAGACCTATACGGGCGGTGGTGGTAGCGGCGTGTATGTGATTGGAAGCCACGACTCAACCCCGGCGACAGACCATAACGTGTATTCCGCATTACGCTCGTTGAAAACTTTTCTTCGTAAAGATAAAGAAGATATCGCTAATGAGCTGATCACTTTTTTGAAAGGTCTTTTGATTGGTAAGAACGGTAGTGGAATTACTGTACTGGAAGATGGTACCTCTCAAGCCGTTGTTGACCGGCTTTATGTGAAGATTAAGGCTGTCTTTGATGAACTTGAAGTGAAAAAGAAAACGCATGTTGGTGGTGAGCAGATCATATCTCCGGCCGGAATGAAGTGTGTCCGTGTGGAGGAACTTGATGAGAGCTATCGCTGCTTTTTTTTGTCGGAAGTCGATGGTATTACAATCAATAACGAATTTACAGTCGGTACATTCGCTTTATCTCAAGAATTTAATATTAAAGAAGGAACATCTCACAATGTATCCAACCGCTACTACTGGCGCGAGGTGACAGGAGTAGGAGCTGACTATATTGACTTGAGCAAAACCAATGCCGACAAGGACAGTGATATTCCGGTTGCCGGTGATGATATTATTGGTTTGGGACACTTGACGGATATCACTCGTCAGGCAGCTATAATCCTTTCTTCTGTTAATGAAACTTCGCCTTCCATTATTTTCTATCAAGGTATCAACTCTTTCTCTCTTGCCGGGAAAGAAGTCATCGGGCTGGGCTTTGACAAGTCCACCGGACACGCCTATATCAATGTGTATGGTGATGCCTATATCGGTGCCAAGGATGAGAGCACTTACATCCGTTATACACAAAAAGGCGGTGTTGATATCAAGGGTATGTTCCATATCGAGCAGGGTTCCACCGGATGGCGTAATATGGAAGGTCTTCCGGATGAGATACAGGCGGCGGCTGATCTGGCCCAAGAGGCTAAGGATGCGATAGACAATGCCGCCGTTGGTAGTGTCAATCTGTTGCGCAATTCTGGATTTACGGGAGATTATGAAACAGAGGACCTGTCTGCCGCTACCGAGCTATCGGCGGATACCGAACTTTTTAGCAAGCAACTGGAATATTGGACGGGAGTGGCTACCGTATCTGCGGACAGTGATGCCGGCTCCGGGTACTCTGCCGCAATCGGTAGTTTGTCCCAGTCCGTATCATTGATTAAAGGAGAAAGTTATGTTATCAGTTATAAAGCAAAGGGTACGTCTGTGTCTGTTTCGTGCGGTTCTTTCAGTGTTTCTCAACCTCTCACATCCTCTTATCAGAGATATACCCATAAGATCACCTTCAATGGCAGTGGTATATTTCTTATCAGTGGTACCGCAACCGTTTGTGACCTTCAGTTAGAGCGTGGAACCATCGCTACTGACTGGAAGCCTTCAATTCTTGACAATGACAAGGCAACAGCCGGTTTCCAGTCAATCAATTATATCGCCAGCGCGATTAAGGATGGTTCTGTGGACATCCTTGGCGGTTTGATATTGGCCAATATGATCCAGTTAGGCAACTACAAGGATGGCAAGATGCAGAAGGTCACCGCCGGAGTTAGCGGCATATACAATGACGATGATGATGTGGCATTTTGGGCAGGTGGCACGTTACAACAAGCTATATTGACCGTGATGAGGTTTCGTAATGATCCGAATTATCAACCCACCGATGAAGAATGGGCGAATATGGCGAACTTCGTTGCCACTCATGGTGGCGATACGTTCTTGCGTGGCTATATTTATGCCTTGGGTGGTAAATTCAGAGGTGTGGTTGAAGCCTTGGGCGGATTTTTCCGCGGAAAAGTAGAAACATCTGTTGACGGGAAACGCATTGTCATTGATCCGGATAAAAATACTCTTGAAATGTACACGACTGAAGGACATACCACCTTGATATTAAGGTTCGACACATCATCGGACGGATGGGAATATGGTGATTTGATTTTGCGGAAATATGCAGGGGACCAATTGATACTAGAAACGACTGTATATCCGGAACGTATCAGAATACAGAATCATGTGGAAAATACGGATATCATTCTTAATCCCAATAACGTATCCTTCTATGGTTCTAAAGGCGAAACGCTGTTGGTTGGGATGAAACCGGTATATGACGGGGTGAGTGTGTCTAAGTATGTGGCCAATATTGAATGCAGTAATTGGTCGTCTAAAGATAACGTCAGTTCCGGGCAGGTATATGTGGAATATGAGACAGTAGAAGGAGTCGTGACAAACGGGACTTTAAAAGTAAAGAAGTGATATGGAACTGAATACTATTAACAAGACAGGTACTTGGAGTGAGGCGGCAGACCGTCTTAACAACAACTTTAGTAAGACTTCTACCGAACTAGAAAAGGTCAAGCAGAACGGTATCCGCAACAAGGGATTATTTTCTACTCTTAAATTGCTGGAAGAGGCTGTTCCATCTCCTGTTGTAGGTGACTGGGCTGTTGTGGGGGATACCATACCGGGCCCTATATATGAATGCAAGATAAAGGGGGCATGGAGTCCTACAGGCACGACAGGAGGTGGCGGAAGTGTTGACTTGAACGGATACCTGACAGCCGAGGAGATAGACGATGTAACATCAATATTATAAGAGTTATGATAAGAATTAATTATCAGTCCGATTTTAAAATCATAGAGAAGAGCCTGAATGGAGATATAAATACTCCCTTCCGGTTTACTTACCGCACAGTCCTGTCGGGGTGTGTTGTTGCGGAGTTTGACGGGCACGGGTACAAGAACTGCCGCAGGCTTGATGATGGTGGTCTGCTGGTCATTTTTGACAGGCATGGACTACGTCCCGGTGCTCTGTCGGTCAAACGCGAATACTATCTTTCCGATGCTGATTTTGCCGATGGCATCTGCAATCTTGTATCGGTGGAGAATACAGGTGTTATCCTCGTTGCCGGAAAGACGGATGAGAGCACGGCGGAGATCATTTCCTATCCGGATTATGCCGCATACAATGCGGTGCAGAGCGTCCCTCTGTCAGAGAGGGAGTATGATGATGTGCTGAGTGATTTTGTACCTCCTCTGCCACCGGAAGAGGAAGAATGATTTAATAGTTAAATAAATAATTAGTTACATAAAATAATAATCGCCTAAGTTCCCCCGGAACTTAGGCTAATAATAAGATACATTATGGTAAAAATGCATAAACTGACCAAGGGTGGACAAACCATTTATCCGGCTACCATCTATGATGCTGTGGTCAACCCCAAGACACGCAAGAGTCTTACAGCAGAACTTTCCGAGTTAAAAATGGATATTATTAATCAAAAAAAGGGAGAAAATATTATTGATAATTTTGATCAAAGTACGGCCTATATTGTATATGGTAATCAAGGAGAAATAGCATCAAGTATAGAAAAAATCACAAACAATGCGACATTCATAGCAACAAAATTAGAATGTAAAGCCGGAGATCGATTTCTGATTACTGGAAAGTGCGTTTCTGTACAAGCTAGGGCCTATGTTTTTGTTGATGAATCCGATAGGATTTTGCTAAAAGCAAGCCAAACATTTGTTGGGGAAAAATCTGTAATTGAGGCTCCGGAATCTGCCATTACCGCTTACTTTACATTAACAAAATCTGAATCTGTTGAATTTGTAATATTAGACTCGTCAATAGAAGAATTAAATGACAAGATTACTGAGACAAACAAATCCTTTACAAGCTTAAAGGAAGAGGTATCAAATATTATTACAACCGAAAGCGGGATAGAAGAAGAAATCTACAACAGCACTTATTTGTCTAAGGATTATATATCATCTGGAGGCACACTGGGTACTGCTGCAAGATACTGGTCTGTAAGAATACCTGTGGCAAAAGGATTGAGGTATAAACTGGATTCTTCAAATGTCAGTAATCAAACAGTATTTAGAATTGCCAAAACCGTAGAAAGAAAAATAACAGAAGTCTTAATCAATGAGGCTTCACCAGAGACAAAAAAATATGAAATTTATTGTGATGGCTCATTTAATTATATACTTTGGACATTAAGCAATGCCTATGATTTGGAAGGCACTCCAAGTGTCAAGAGAATAGAGGGGGGAGGAAAAAAATTAAGTCCTGATATTCAGATTTCACCTGAATCATTGCCTGGTTTCGAAGATAGTATAAAGGAGATAACAGATAGACTTGATGGAATTGTTTATAAAAGTAATATTATCTATTGTTATGCCAATCAGGAAACGGCGAATCAATTTCAAGCTATTGAGGACGGGATTAATATATTTGTAGGATATAAAGCCAATGTAAATTCCATTCAGAGGGCCATAAATTCCATACCAAAAGATACAGACAAACAATGGTATATTTTTGCTGTAGGGGAGTTCAGGACATCATCATTTAATCATTTTGCAACGGAAGATCCGTTATCGGGAGAATCAAAGGAAAACTATGTCTGTTATATAGAAATGGTTGACAGGCAAAATATTCATTTGTTCGGTGTTGGTAATAGGGCTACAAAAATAATATGTGATATGCCTGACAGTGGTTTTCCAACTCCTGTATCTAATTTACATCCATTGTTGATAAAAAAAACTAGGAATTGCAGTTTCCACAACTTTTATATTTTTGGGAAAAATGTAAGATATACCGTGCATGTTAATGGCATTAAAGAAAGCGAATCTAATAAATTATGGTTTGACAATGTGGAATTCGACAGTGGAAAGAATAATGGAGAGGCTGCGGATAGCTGGCCGTATGGTTCCCAAGCAATAGGTATAGATATTGCATCTAACATGAATCTGATTTTTACTAATTGTATAAATCCATGCTTGAGAGGACATTTTGGCAGTATGGGATATGGAAGACATTTTATCCTGTTTAAAGGGTGCTATTTTTATTCCGATGCAACCAATGTGTTGCCCTCGGAAAATATTCCATCCCCAAATAGTTTTATAGATTACAGGTTTATAGGTAACAAGTTCTATGGGCTTTCAACGTTATTTAATGGTTCCTTAAAAGAATCAGGTGTAAAGATGAAAATTAGTGGCTGGGGGAATAGTATTGTTTATTTTCCCAAACCAACTCTGTATTTTAATGAAATAACGGATATTGCACAGACATATAAAACTGAAAGTTCGATATTAGCCGGTAATTTGGTGAATCTATATGGGGATAAGGCTAATGGTAAAATTGAATCTGTTGCTATGTTCAACAGCTCAGACGGGAAAGTTATTTGTGCCAAAAATATCATGTATGAAATAAATAATATTCTTGTTTCAGAGAACTATCTTCCTAAAGATGGAGATTACTGTAAGGCAGTAGATGGATTATTGGCGAAATCAGAATATCCTACTAATGCTTATGTTTTAGTAAGATCAGGTATAAAGTATTTAATAGTAGAGTAATCCATCAACTATGATGTAAGGGCTGAACTTGGTGTAGGTCAGCCCTTATGTTTAAAACCATTCCGCATCCGGATGTACTTCTACGGACAAATGATTCATTATTTTGATGATTAATTTTTGTATCATAAATATATGTTTTGAGTGTTACTGATAATTTTCCGAGTTATTCTACAGATTTATAATAGCTAATACAACCGGTTCATACGCTCTTCCTATTTCACGCAATCCACCGCTATCATAACTCGGATGAACCCCGTCTCTTCCATTTTGTAGAACTGTCGTAGTTGCACCGTATAAGTCACATAGTGATTTTTCAGAAAGTGAGCCATATCCATATATATTGTCCATCATCGCATAAACAGGAACAAGAGTAACATAGTCGCTATAAGGATTACCTGTATCATCGTTTCCTTCAAACAGTGATATGATTTCTTCGGCAAATGACAATACACTATATTTCTTAGGGCTGTTGTTGTTATTACTAGCGCCCGAAAAAGTCATAAGTTCAGCACCATAAACCTCTAATCCAAAAACGAATTTAGTATCCGGATACTGGTTGTGAAATTTATCAATAATTTGTTTCGCACGTAATCTGGCAGTCTGTACACTTTCTGAATTTACGTCCTCATAAGACTTTACCTCGTTGTATCCCCACTGGAGAATGAAGATGTCAGGAGCATCAAATCCCCAATAATCGAAGTAGTATTTGAAATCCAACTCATCAGTTGACGGATTCCAGAACGGATTATACCTCGCATCATCCGCAGATGTGTATGTAATCGTTGCATCACCGGCCAAAGTGTTACCATTAGCGGATTGTGTTTTTGTGATTGTACCGCCTGACGGGAAATTCCCTGTTCCTGACGTATCATCTTCCGTACCATCACCATAATTAGGGTCTGAACTGAATTTCCCCAATTTTAGTTTTCCGCTATATTTACCATCACTCCCTGCTGTCAGTCTGAATCCTCTCACTACCCAAGATATACTATTCCCATCCAAGTAAGATGTACCGGGATAGCCTGTAACCGGTAATTCTGTAATCCCCGAAACGGTCAATATCTTTGCTGCCCCTTTGGGTTCCGTGATAAAGGACATGTTCCCACCACTCTGTACCTCACCCCAAATATCTTCGGCATAACTGGAACCGGTAGTTTTAGTGCGGTTAATCATGGTTCCGATATATTCAACCGTAACATTATCTTCTTCAAGCAAATTTTTCAATTCAACTTGCCAGCCACCCAGATCAGATATACTATCCCCACTATCCAATATCTTAACTGTCTTATGGGATGAAGGATTGGCAAGTATATTAAATTTGATTTGCAGTTCTTGCAACAATTTTCCAAATTTTCGAAGCGTAAGCTTATTATTAAAAACAGATGCAGCTACGGGGACCCCTGACAATTGCCTGTCGAAAACCTTTAATGTGGCGTTTGACACTGAGAAATCAAAGTTATCATGACATGAGCACTTTATAGCCTGCTTATAATATAAATTATTTTGCCGATTGGCTTTGAAATACAAACTGGACGGCAATACTAATTTTGCCGGGAAAACTTCTTCATTTATAATTTGCTTAACTTCATCCTGTGTCGTTCCGCTGCCTATGCCTTCGGGTAAACTTTCCTCGCTAATTACATAATGAAAAGGCTCGTATTCAGTTGCGGTTGAACCATACTCAATCTGTCCTTCTGTCTTGTAATTTGAAGCTAAGAATGTCGCTCTGACATAGGCTGTATTACTCTCCAGTGTAATGGTTAAGGTCTGTTTATTTTGAGTGGAAGTTATGAATGTCTTATCCGAATCGTATTGACTGAAATAAATTGGTCCCAAAGCAAGGGGATGAGCTGTTATCATCCTCTCCCCCTCTACGGCTATATAATCGGACGTCACATAAGTGGTACTATTAGCAATTGTTCCATTCTGACGCAAAAATCCATTACCTGCCTTATCCGGATCAAATAAGTTTTTTCCGACCACCACTTTAGGCATTTGACTCTGTAATGTATCTAATGTTGCATTAGTATTATTTATCTCCTTTTCTTGTTTCGCAAACCTTTGCTCATTATCATAATTCTCTGTATATGACTCATAGGGTGTTGCAGTGCCGCCCTCAAAGAACATTGCATTATCAATGACAGCAGTTGATATGCTTAATCTGATGTAAGCAGCGTTTGACGGTGAGGTAGTCACGCCTGATTTGGCCGCTTCTTCTATCGCATTAAATTCTTTGTCAAACCAGACATTTGATGCACCGCCCGTATTCGTATTTTGGATATAATATGATGTATTTGGATTGACTTTGATATAGTGAGATAAAGACAGGGTCGAATTCGTTTTTAAATTACCTGAGGCATCAATATAATACCCATTCTTTACGGTTAATTTGTTAAATAAGTTCTTACCCAACGAAACACTTTTCTTATCCGCCATTTGTGTTTCAAGTTCTGTCTTATCAGCCGCCATTTGTGTTTCAAGCCTCACAAACTTCTGCTCGTTATCATAGTTGTCGGTAAAAGGCTCATAGGATGTTGCCACATCTCCAAGCTCCATCTGCGCTGCACCCAACTGAGATTTAGATATTGACAGTCTTATATAAGCTGCATTTTCAGGGGTGATAACAGTTCCGTCCTTAATTGCAGTCAATACTTTTAAATTATCGTCAAAGATAACGTGATATGCTCCACCAACACCTGTCTTACTAATATGATATTGTGTATTGCCTTCTATGGAGATGTAGACTGTTACGCAATATGAGGAGAGCTGTTTTAAACTTCCGTCTTGCCACAAATAATATCCATCTGTCAGATTCGATGGATTTATAATATTTTTTCCGACAGAGTATTCTTTTTTCCCTGATATTCTAGCATCTATTTCAGAAAGTTCCGAGGTCAGACTCTTTCGTGTCTTGGGGTTGACCACCGCATCATAGATGGTAGCTGGATAAATGGTTTGTCCACCCTTGGTCAGTTTATGCATTTTTACCATAATGTATCTTATTATTAGCCTAAGTTCCGGGGGAACTTGGAAACAGCATTGGAAATGAATCAGATAAATTCTGTTCAAAAAATAGGGTAGAACAAAAGATATTTTTCTTAGGATTCTACCCACTTTCTACCATGTATCTATTTCTACTATTTTTTTAGGTGAAAAAGTTTGAAACAGGAATGTGATTTTTTATCTTTGCAGATGTGTAAGACCAAGAGCTTGTTGCGGATTAAATTCCGTAGCAGGCTCTTTTTTTTATTGTCATATCGTGGCAATGGATTTCGGGGCTTTGGCAGCGATGATGCAACGGATAGGGATACCTTTGAGGTGCGTATTTTTATAATTCAGATAAACAATAGACGAAATGGAATTAAACGACTGGTTGGCTATAATCGGGGCTTTCGGAGGATTGGAGGCTGTCCGCTGGGGTGTCACGTTCTGGGTGAACCGCAAGACTAACGCACGGAAAGAGGATGCGTCCGCCGATTCGATGGAGGATGAGAACGAGCGTAAGCAGGTTGACTGGCTGGAAGAACGCATCGCCCAGCGTGACGCCAAGATCGATGCGTTATACGTTGAGCTTCGTAATGAACAGTCTGATAAGCTGGCATGGATTCATAAGTGCCACGAGCTGGAACTGCAATTGAAAGATGCCGAGCATAACCGTTGTGACAGGCCTGACAGCGAATGCGGTCGTCGTATTCCACCACGCAGGACTACATTAATTAAAGATAAGGAGGAAAAGAAAAATGGCTGATGTGAAAAAACTTGCACCGTTTATCCTGAAGTGGGAAGGCGGTTTTGTAAATGACCCGGACGATTTAGGAGGGGCTACCAATATGGGTGTGACCATTGGAACTTATGAAGCGTATTGCCGAAAGAAAGGCTATCCCAAGCCTACGGTTGAAAGATTGAAAAACATCACGAAAGAGGAATGGACGGAGATTTTGAAAACCATGTATTGGGACAGGTGGAAAGCTGACGAAATTAAATCCCAATCCATAGCTGATATCCTTGTCGATTGGATCTGGGCAAGCGGAGTGCACGGTATCAAAATACCGCAGGATTTGATTGGCGTGATTCCTGATGGCATTGTCGGACCTAAAACGCTTGAAGCAATAAACAGGCAAAACCCTCGTGAACTGTTTGATCAGATCAAGATTGCACGGTTTGATTTCATCGAAAATATTTGTCGTCAGCGTCCGACCAATAATAAATTTAAGAGAGGGTGGATGAACCGCATAAATGATATCTCTTATGTTGGTTAGAGTTATGAACTGGGTAAGCCGGCATATATTGCTGGCTCCTTTCATGTGTCTGTTCCTGCTGTTCGGATCATGTGGCAGCTCGTATAAATCTGTCAATTCAGACACAGAAGTAATCAGGAAGGACAGTGCCAATGAATCGGTCAATATCGTACATGGTTCTACTACTTCTTTAAGAGAGCTGATAAGCACTAATGGCAGCTATGTGATTGATTTTCGAGTTTATGATACCCGAAAATCGCCCGATAGCCTGACTGGGAAACCTCCGTTATTGGCTGACGGTCATGTGGAAGGTGATTTCAATAAGAATGAAAAGAAGGAAACTGTAGTCAATGACAGTACGGAGATAAAAGCCGACAAGGATATTACTTCCGATATTCATGAGGAAAAGCGGTCAGAAAGCATAAAGGATAAAAAAGAATCCACGTTGCCTGAACAAATCGGTTTTGCCTGTGTTTGTGTAACCGTTTTGATTGTCGTTATGTTGATAGTACAAAAATATTGGCGCAACAGACAATCTTCATCATAAGACTTTAAATTTATAAATTGGACTGCTCCGGCTATAATGGCCGGGGCTTTTTTCTTGTGTCTTTTTTTGATGTTCTTGTTTGATTTCTTATTTTTGTACACAAACTTTTATCAATCATGTTATGAATAGACTTTTATTAGCTTCTTTTCTTATTTTCGTAAGTGTTTCATTATTTGCTCAGAAGCCATATAAGGCATACTGTAATCTTATCGGTGATGAAAACTCACTAAAGAAAGGAATTGTCAGTGTAAGAATTGATTTTGGTCAGAAAGATTTGAAAGACAACAAGTTCGTGGATGAAAATGGAAAAGAGATAAAGTTTCGCACAATGGTTTCAGCTATGAATTTTATGTCTAAACTTGGTTGGCAGTTGGAGCAGGTGTATAACCGTTATGACCAGATAGACGGAAGCCCAATTATTATTTGGGTCTTGTCGAAAGAAGTTGATTCGGATAACGAGATAACTAAAGGATTTCAAACGAAACTAATGTACGATAAAAGCAAGGCGACCCAATAAGTTGCCTTTTCCTGTTCTTCTGGGGATTTCCTTCACTTCAAAACGCATCGATACTTCACTAAGTTTGCTTTTGTGCTCTTGATAAACATAGTATTCTATCATGTTCCCTTTATAACTCTTGAAGTTTACTGTTTAAAAATCGATTTTTTTATTTATTTTGTAGCTAAATAAAGATATTTATTCATAGAACAAAAATATAAAAGTGTGCAATTGGTGTGCAGTTTAAAATATGTATATATAAATGATTAATAATTAGTGTGTTATGTGTTATAGTTATAGTTTGTGGAGAAGCATGACAAATATTCAGGAAGAACTGTTGCCTGGGATGAATGAACACGATTTATAGTTGATATGGCTGTTTTGTTGTTGGGGGATTATAACGAGACTGCTTATAGTTAGTTGTTTGTACTTGTGTGCAGCTAACCAACTATCAATATTATCAATGTATTTAGATGGGGAAGAATGTTACAAAGGTATCCTTCCTGTTGTTTGTTGTGCCGGATACAAGGTGATGCACATACATGTCTGATTTGTTGGGGAAAGTGTAGAAATATTCTACAATGAAAATGTGGACCTTTTTCTTTGAAAATAGTTTGTTCTTAATGTATTTGATTGATAATCAATACCAGTCTGGTTTTGGCATAGGAATTGTTTTCTCTTTATCATAAGAATAACCATTTAAATATATTAGGATATGAGAAAGTTTTTTATTGTGTTAGTATGGGGAATGGGATTAGGACTTGCAGCGTTGTTTACAAAAGATATAGTACGTGGGGTGAGGAATGTGATTGCGATAAATCATTTCACCCCTACTGAGGTGAATAACGCTCCAATAGGATGGCATCAAGACTTGTGTTGTTATCTTAATTAA